CCAGGAATGGGAGTAGTTGTACCACGCGTGTGGTAAAACACAAATGTCACTGCGGGCTGGTAGCCGTAAGTAGAACCGATATAGCTAAAGCCGCTTGTGGTGCCACCGGAAAACACAAGGCTTGTATTCACGCCCGTCAGTGTTGCGGAACCTGTGTAAGTGTAATAACCGTAGCCGCTCATCGCTGCTGTGGCCAATACCCCGGTCTGTTGGATAAAGACAATTTGACCACTGGTCAACGAAACAACATTACCTGATGTGCCAGAGCTAATTGTGTAGTCCGCCTCGCGATAGTTGTCGTTGCGAACAATGGTAATGGAATCAATAACCCCACCATTATTATTGTCTTCTTCCAAAGCAGCATCCATGTCTACAAGAATGGACGGCGCCTGACCACCCTGTACAAACAAAGTATTGGAAGTTGCGTTACCAACTGTTTGAGTCGTGACCCGCACGGAATCAAACAAAGGGCGGTCAATAAGCAGTGGCTGCTTGTTAGTGGCGGTACTAGACACGTCTTTACTTTACCTTTTCATTAATTATAAAGGACTAAAGCGAGTTTGAATTTAAACCAAACTCAGAAGACAACGCCATCATTTCCGTGAATCCTTTTGGATACCTAACAGACTCTAAGAATAAACCTTGTGGATTGCGCTGAAGATTTAAAAACCTTTGGAAAGATGCGCTATCCATTGTGGTCTCAGTACCCGGACTAAACGCAAAACGATTCTTGCCAAAAACTTCCCGGTAATATTCACCAGGAAGATACTTGTCCGCGTACTGAGAGTAAGCCATCAGAATAAACCGGTACTACCAAAGAGAGGTGCTCCAAGGAAATTGAGATTTCCTGGGACTGTCTGGCGAAGCAACTGATCAACAATACCTGCCTTAAAGGAATCAAGAAGCGAAGTTGACTTCTTCTTCCTTAGGGCAGTTGTTAAAGCTTGAATGTCAATATCAGAATCGGGGGCTGGTGAAGTTGCAGCCCTTGGTGCACTTGCTGCCACCTGCTGGGCAGCGGGGGCAACTGATGCATTGCCGTAATAATTCTGAAGAGAAGACAAGGATTTAACGGGTTGACCGTAGTAGCTACGTCCGCTTTCCGTTGGGAAAGAAGCCCATTCAGGAGCAAGGGCAGCTGCAACACGAGGAGATAAACCCTCTTTTTGAAGTGTTGATAAACCACCAATTCCCATTAAACGGTTACGAGCAAGAGCTAAAGCTGCAACGTCCTGTTCAGCAGGTCCAAAACCTTTTAAACCTAGGCGAGATGCTTGGCTTTGCCAGGTTCCAGGGAGGAACTGGTAAGCACCTGCGGCAGCACTTGCGTATCCACCACTGCGAATAACACGATCAGGATGGCGACTCAGATCAGAGAAAGTTCCGCCACCAAACATGGTTTGATACCCTTTGGGTCCAGCAGTTCCTTCTGCAAACCGAATGGTTTTTAGAAGACGCTGACCCTCAGGAGTCTGGCGAAATTTTTCTAGGAACTGACGCTCGTTCATTGGACGCTTCTCCTGCCCTGGAGTTTCTGAAGCTGGCTGTAAGCAAGACCGGGATTCTGTTGAGCCCACTGCATCAGGACTTCTGGTGACATTCCGGTCGCACCACCTAACTCCATCAGTTGCCGTTGCAACTCTCCCGTCTGCTCCATACTCCTACCCAGTTGCTGCTGGCCCTCATAGAAGGAAGGAAGGGGGACACTTGTAGGAGCAGGGTACTGCTGAGCAGCATTAAGTACTTCTTGAGAGAGTGCGCGGTTTTGAACATTTTGACGTAGTGCGGGAACACCGGCCCCGTTAGACACCCTTGTCCCACCGTATGTGGGTCCACCAGGGAACGAACCACCAATGGGTACATCCGAGGCAATGGGTGTCTGCTGTCCGGCTTGTGCTCCAGGTTGACTAACACCTTGAGGAGGTGTCAGCACAGGAGCAGGAGGTGGTGAATAACCACCAGGAGCTGGCGGCGGGGTGCCACCAACTGGATTCTGCCCCATTCCTTGATATTGCGCAAATCGAAATGTCCGATCCCTCGCACCGCTGTAATCAGGTGCAAGCTCCCCTGGATTCACGACAGGGCGATTTTGAATCGAAGTAACGCGTGGATCTTTTCGTGGGTCATACACCAAGCCCCTGTCGGCCAGCATTTGAGTCAATCCTTGACCAGCTTGAATCATTGGTGTTGGGTCAGATAAAGCCCAAGCCGCGCCACCAAGGGCTCCAGGTAAGGCTACGGAACCACGCAACCCAGTCGCACCACCTGGGGAAAGGTTCTGAAGTAAGCTGCCGACTTGACCAAAATTAACGCCACCGCCACCACCGGCTAAAGCACGCGCTGCTTTTTCAGAGGTACCACCAAACTGTTTAAGAAACTCACGGCGTAAGGCCGGATCCCGCATGAATGGGCCACCAAAACCTGTTGGGCTAACCAAGGCCCCTTGAAGGCCTGTTGCTACCTGCCGAGCAGATTGGATGGCATCACCAATAACAGGGGCCTTGAGGGCGCCAGTGGCGTACTGTTGTGCGCTTCGGGCAAGCTGGGGACCAGCGCCTGCTGCTTCTTGGATGGCACGATTCACCATACCAGCCTGAGCAGAGCGCTGTAGACCAGCTGGCATCCCAGCAACGTCACTAATTAAACCAGTGAAACGAGCCGGAATATTGCCAAAATTTGGGCCAGCGAACTGAGAAGGTAGTCCACGTTGCAGGACATTCTCAGCCTGCGCAGCAAGAGAACGATAGGTCTGTGGGTTGGTAACCGTATCGGCAACCTGCTTCAGCGCCTTAGGTGCAGCTTTGGCGCCAAACCCTTGAACAGCTTTCAGGGCTGCTGGACCACCACGCATGAACAGCTGAAGAAATGCGTTACCCATTACCGCCAAACCTCATGAAGATAAATACGAGAACCCACTGCAGTGTCAGCTGGGCCAGGTAAAGCCTGAATAAATTCCGCGCCTGAACGCTCATATCGATAGCGAGCTTGGAATGGATCCTTGTAGTTGGGAACGTAAAGAATATTGGCTAAACGATTGGTTTCGTAAAGGTAAACTTCGTTCCAAACTTTAAGAGCTTCCTGGGCATTGCTCGACCGAATGGTACGATCAACGTCGCCAAGGATGCTCTCCAATCGGGTGGAAGGAGAAGTGGCAACCTCTGTTTTCTTTTCAGCCGTATCACAACGGCCGATCTGAATAATAATCTTGTCGTAAAAATAGGAATCAGGCACGGTATTCATGGCCTCTTCCAGGCGAGCGTAATCGCCAGCCGGAACGGAAACCGTGAAATAGCCCAGGTGATACCTGACTCTACTTTTATCGAAGTCAGATAGCTGCACTTCTACCTTCCAATATCAATTAATTATAGTTGCAAGAAATCAATCAGAGTCCAAAGAATTGGTTGGTGGCAAACTTTTGACCCTGGAGATAGGGCTCGCTATCCATGAACTGACCAAGAAAGTTTTTAGGACTTAAAGCTTGCTGCATCATTCCACCAACCAGGCCCTCCTTTAATTGTTCCATCATTGTTTTGGGTTTTTCTTTCTCACCCAAAACGCTAATCAGAGCTTCAATCAGCTGGCCTTGTTGTGTTTTATTGGCAACCTCATTTTGAACAAACGCCTGGGCCAATAAAGCAGATGTATTGAAATCAGTGTTTAACGGTGCATCATTCTTGCGTGTTGTAGCCGCTTGAGGAAGCTCGCTTAAATGAAAAGTTTGAAGTTCATAGGGACCAGTGCGCAACACAGATACATTGCCCGCAGCACCCTGTCCTGAATGTGTTGATACTGAACCTTGACCTAAAAAACGCAAAGAAGTTCCTTCAGGAAATGCATAATCCTCACCACGGTGATATGTGGATGCTCCCGCTGTTGGTGCGGTTCTTTTCCCCATGGGGCTGGTAATCTGCGTTCCAGGATTCAAAGCAAAGCCTTGTTTCTCGGGGCTGTAAATAGACTGCCATTCTTCTTTTCCTGGCAGCCGAAACTGCAAATATTGGCCAATATCTTTACGTGCAATTGAAAGAGGGATTTCTTTCCCGTCTTTAGTGAGAGTAAAGTGCGCATGAGGGCCAGTAGAAACACCTGTGGATCCTACTTTTCCTTTAAATAAAGCTGGACCGGCCATATTCTTTTTCTTTTTATTCTAAAACTAAAAAACCCCTGGAATCCCAGGGGTTAAATGCCTTAGAAAAGGAGGTTATACGCGAATCAGATCAGCTGCTAAAACCGCATCCCAGTCCACACGTTTGATCTGCCTGAGTTGCTCTAAGTTGTTGAACCGTTCACCCGATAAGGACATTTGAAGGTCTTTGATTTCTCGGGCAGTTTTAAGGCCAATACCCTTAATATGATCAGCGATCATTTGAGCGGTGGCCGTATTGATGTTCAACCGCGTTTCAGGAGGGAAAGAGCGAGGCTCTTCCTGTGCAGCTTTGTCTTTAATCTGAAGAGTTTTTACTTTCTTCGTTGCCGCTTCATCAGGGATGAGTTCAGTTTTGTAAGCGGTATAAAGGCGACCGTCCTGATCTTCGACCATGAACCAGTCGCCGTTATCCCATTCACTAACTACTTTTACCCTTGCACCTGTTTTTTTGTGCTGGTAAAGAATGGCGGCAGTTGTTGTCATAGGACCAAAGTATCTCTGGTCCTAGTTTAACTCACTCAGCTGACAGTGCGGCCAGTTAAGTAGCCATCAATGTCTTCGTAGCCAGGAGCTTCATCCGGCTGGATGTAGCACACTTCAACCACCAGGTAGCCTGCACGGCCAGCAGCGGAATCGGCATCGGAGATGTAGATACCACCAGAAGTGCTGGTGTCGTTTGCAGCGCCCTTGGCAAACACCTTCAGGTTGACGCCAGTGGTGGACGAGTAGTACAGGGTGCCACCCGAAACGCCAGCAGCACCGGTAGCGGTGATGAAGGGATTAGTACCATAGCCAGCAGTACCACCAGCAAAGAAGATCTTAGTGGCTGCGTCACCAGACACAGAGGAGGTCAGGTTGGCCTGAATAGGACCTTCGCCCACGCCAGAAGCGGCGGTAGGACCACTGGAGTCGCGACCGAAGGAGATCACGTTACCGGTGGCGGCATACACACCAGAGGCCACACGACCATCGCCCCAGCCAGAAGCCACGGAGATAGCGGTGCGATACACATACACAGGCAGGCTGGTGCTGCCAGAGATCACCATGCCGGTGATGTCAGGACGAGTGTCATCCTGGCGATAAGGAGACGGCACGATCACGTTGCCGGTCACCAGGGGAGCACCAGAGGTCTGGGTCACAGCAACGTAACCACGCTGCTGGAAATAACGGTAACCAGGGGTGGCCAGCACCGAAGTAGGGCCACCCTTGGAAGCGTTATTGCTACCGTCATCGTTGGTATCAATATTCTTGTACCAACCGTTCAGAGGTTCTGCCCAGTTACCTGGGTAGATTTTTTTAGACGAAAGATAGGTCATTTATTTGTCCTTTGTTTTTACAGTTTATGTAAATCAAACGTCGCCGTCATCAGACACGAAGCTGAAGGCGGTGGTCACGAAGTCCTTGTTGAGGATCTCGAAGCCAGCGTACAGCTGCCAGATCAGAATGATAAAGCGGCTGAAGTCGTCGTTGTTGTTGATCAGCACCTGAGCGTTCGGGCCGCCGATACCCACGCCAATGGCTTGAGGACCGAAGAAGTAACCCTGAGCAACTTCTTGAGAAGTGTAAGAACCGCCGGTACCAGCAAAGGAAGCGGTGATGTTCTTGGTCGGGAAGTTGGTCGACTCGAAGAACTTGACGCCTTCAAACTGCACGCCAGTAGGCATCACAGGTTCACCAGCCAGGAAGTAACCTTGACCAGCCTGGGGACCCATGTAGAAGCTGGCGTTGTTAGGCATCATGGGGTTGCCCATGTACATGCCTTGGCCAGGGTTACCAGCGTAACGAGCGATCTCACGGAAGTCAGGATCACGACGCAGGTGCATCATGAAAGTAGGATCGCAGATGCAGCGATACAGACCATCAGAGAAGGTCGGCACGTTGCGCTTACGCAGATCCTTAACAACGTTCAGGAGGTCAGTACGCACGGAGAACTGCTGAACGTCAGCGGTGTACTCAGTGCCGGTGTAGGTGATCTGACCGGAAGCGTTCTTGGTCTTACCACCAGGGAAGTAGTAACCGCCTTGGGTGGTAGATGCAGCACCATTGGCTTCGGCTTTGGCGAGTTCATCAATGAACACGCGGTCGCGCCAACGGCGATAGTCATCAAGCAGCGTCAGGCTACCGATGGACTGGTGGAACATGTTCAGGTTGCCCGTGTCCAGCAGAAGGCGCTGGGCTGTGATCAGGGTCTCACGAGCAATCTTGAAGGTCGAAGGCTGGGTCGGGTCGCCCGGATCCGCAGGGCCGGTGTATTCCTTAAGCACCACCAGGACTTTCTCCTTGGTGATGTTGCGGCTGTTGGCAGTACCGATAGTCTGGTCAGCGATACGCTCCCGGCTATCCTTGGTACCAGGGGTACCCCAGAACTTGTAGCGGTCTAACTGAACGGTTTGACCGGGCTGACGGGTGAAGTCGTGGACAACCACGGGCTCCACTGCCATTTCGGCAATGTAAGCAGGGTGGGGACGATAAAGTTCCGCACCAAGGATTTTTGGAAAATCGTTATCAATGAACACTTTGTGTTATCCTCCAGAGTCTCAGGAAGGTTGTTTATCGGGTGAAAGATTCAGACATTTATATGTCTTATCTAACACAAATTTTAGCAGTCGGTAATTTTTATTTAATTACCGACCTTTAATCATTCCATTACGAATAATTTATTCGCAACCACTTGGGGCTGAGCGTGATTCAGAACGCGCCATGCTTCTTGTGGGTTACGGGCCATGGCCTCGTTAAAGTCACCCCAGAAGTTGCCGGGTTGCTGGGGAGCAGCGGCAGCAGGGGGAGCAGGGAACTGACCAAATTCAGGTTGTTGAATTTGCTGAGTCGGGTAACCAGGAGTTTCCAATTGGGCCTCACTTTCGTAAACGGGATAAGGCCCTTCGGGACCAAAGAACTTGAGTGTGTAATCACTCAGTACGTCAGGGTTGGTCAGAATTTCGTTATAAGCGAGATTCTCTTGGTGCTCGCCCACAGCGAAGTTGGCGTAACCCTGGATGGTATCAGCGGCGCGGTTTCCCCACGCGACGGCGCTGTCCAGCATCCCTTCCAGCTGGAGGGCGTAGTTGTTCAGAATTGCCGGAGCTTCGATCCCGAACGCGTTCAGAATTTGGCGACTTTCCTGGCTCAGATTGTAATAATCCGCCACCGCCTCGTTCACTTCCGCGTGCGCTTGCGCGGCTGAGGAGCCCGTCAAGTAGGTTTGGGAAGAGCTGGGCGAGTATGCCTGGCTGGGATACGAGGTCGGCGCTGCCGATTGTGGCATACCTTGGAGGCTGGTCGACCCGTAATTGGCCGGGGTATAGCTCGTCGGAGCCGACTGTGGAGCCTGGAACGGGGATTGAACTGGTGCGCTCAGCAGGTTCACCACCTTGTTGAACGCCGATTCCCACGGATTCGAGGTCGATTCCGCCGTCTGGACCGATGGGGACTGGGGGGCGTATTGAGACGGGGCGAATTGGTAATTGGGGCTCGCCTGTGGTACTGCCTGCGGGTAGCTGGTACCCACCTGATAAGCCACCGGTGCCTGCTGCACTTGGGGTGCCGGAGCCACGTAGCTGCTTGGAGCTACCGCTACTGGCGACGGTTGGCTCGTCTGTGGGATCGATTGGACGGTAGCGTCCTGCATAACTCATCTCCTTTTGTAAGGCTTCTAAGGTTCGATACAGATATGGAGTTAAATCCAATCTGGGATCAGCAGCCATCGGAAGATCCGGTGATTGCGGGTGAGGGGTCTGCATCATGCCCCCCACTAAGCGAGCGAACTGAGAGTATGCACCCTGTAGTTCGTTCACCATCCTGAACGGGAACCCAGATAACATCTCGGCCCGTTCCTCATCCGTCTTAGACGGGAAGAGGTATTTCAGTGCTTCAATGCTATCAACACCTAATTCTTGCAAATTTCGAACAACAATGGAGTTGTTCAAGATGTCCTGGGTGGAATCCTCGTAAACAGGACCAAGCCAACGCCAAAGCATTGTGACATCACCATCTGGAATCAAACCAATAACACCAGGTGGAATTTGTTGAGTTTGAACAGAAGCCATCATCAACTGCTTAATCTGTTCATTGAAGCCATCAAGGGCTTCTTCGTACATATCTAATTCTTCTTGGGAAGCTTCCTCGGACGGTTCCAGGGGTTTTTCAATTCCTGCTGCTGCAGCAAGACTCTCTCGGAACAAACGTTCTTCCTGGAAAATAATCAGTTCGAGGCAGCGGCAAAGGCCGTGTGTGTAAATGGCGTTTGCCTTTTTCTTTGAAGTAGCTGCAACGCGTCCAAACAGAGATTTGTATTCAGTTGCCGTTACGCCTGCAGAAATAGAAAGTTCATCAACACCACCCAGGGCAGTTCGAATTTCTTCTCGATACTGACGAGCAAAAGCGTTTTGGTCACCAGTGATTGCATCAGGAACAATATAGCCAACACGGTCGTTTGGCTCCAGGTTTGCAATAACTCGTGGAACTCGGATCTGGCCGTCGACACCACGGGAGATTGGATCTTGCTTAAAGGTTGAGCGGCTGTACGCACTTAAGCTGCCAAAGCCAGAGTTTGCGGCAATAGAAGGACGCTGGACGGCACCGTCACTACCCGCCTCCATCAAGTCTGTCTTGGGACGAGAAGAAAGAAGTGTTGGGTTACCAAAGAACTGCACGTTCTTCCGCATGGTGCGAACCAACTCATCATGCGTTGTGATGTGATTCGCTAAGGCGTCGAACTCACCAACACCTTCCATTGAGAACCCCTTGGGGTTGTTAAAGATCTCAACGCAAGGAATAAACCCCAGGGAGTTTTTGAATTTTTTAGTTTTGCCAGGCGTGGCAAACGAAGGCATCTCAAAAGACATCTCGCCTTCTGAGTGCGTTTCTTCAATTTCTTTTGCTTTGATCGAGAGCTTGATGTATCGTTTTGCACCTTGGTCGCCACTGATTGCTTGACCAGTGACGTTGGTGACGTTGATGTTGTCACCAAAACCAAAGCCCCGCCGCACCTTGTAGCTATAGATGATGATTACTTCTTCAAGCTCGCCGTCTACGTTGTAAAACGTGCGGTACTCATGCTCCCGGAAGTAATAAAGTCTGTAATTCTGTTTGGTGGGACGGATGTAAAACAACCCTTTACCATCACACAGAAAATAATCCCAGATAGAATCCAGGCGCGTATCAAGTTGGTTGTACTTAATTACGCGGTCAATAAAATCTTTGCGCTGATTGCCAAAGTTGTCTTGCCCTGGAAAAAACTCAACACCCTGACGGATGCCAAATAATTTCATTTGCGCCAGGTGAGAGGCAACCACGCTGGTATCAACAACCGCGTTGCCATCTTTTTCGATGTACGCGTTGATGATTTCCTGGAGTCGTGCATTAGAGCTGGTTGCCATTCACCGTCTACCCTTTTTCTTTTTTGATCTTAGCAGTTTTCTTATGTTCTTTTTTCTTGCGAAGCCAAAGACCAAAGAAGCTTAATTCAGCGGGAGTGTATAACTCCGGGTGCTTAAGAGCCTGCTTGACCAGCTTCTTTGTTTTCACATTACACCTCTAAATTGAAGACCTGCTTGTCCAAGTTGTGGCCCCATATAAAACTGCGCGTTGGCCAAGCCAGCCATGTTGCCAATAGCATTAGGCAAATTACTGCTACCCATAGCCATTGGTAACCCCAGGGGCGCGGAGCCTGGCATCTGCTTGGGGATTGGTGTTCCGTAAACACCCTCGACGGCTTCTCTGTTTTCACCAGGTAAAACAGGTTGCCCAACTGGACGTTTGCCAGGAATGACGAAACCTGCGCCAAAGGGATTGCCAGCCATCACTGCACCGGCATTACCCATCCCTACTGGTTGACCGCCATAAACTCTAAACATACTTCTGCTATCTCAATTTTTTTATTTTACTCGCATTCTTCTACTTCGTACCCAAATGGGTCATTTACTTTAGTCAGGACAATCCCGTCCCCCTGGACATCCCAATTCAAAATATCTCCTTCTCGCCATCCCATCTCTTCGAGTAGGTCTTCGGGGAAAGTGAGGAACAGATCACCGTTGTCGTCTTCTTCGACTTCAAGGATGTAACTCATTTGGACAAAATCTTTTCCATTAGTTTATCAAGCTTATTATTGATTTCGCGAAAGTTATCATGCATTTCTTGAATTTCTCTTAAGAAGTCAACCTTTAAGACATAGTCCAAAGGCATGCGATTAATTTGATCTTCCAAGATGTCAATCCTGCGCTTTTGTGCGTTGGTGTAACTAAAGGCCTGTTGAATATCTTGGCTTTGTCGGCTTAAGATTTTATTGGCAACCCAGGTGCCACCGCTGAGTGCAGACGCAATGGCCGTTAAAGCCAACGCAACGTATTCAGGACCCACTTTAAAAAATGCTTTTTTCTAATTCTAATTTTAGAAATCAAGCTGAAGTTGCCCTTTCCTGGCAAGACCTGTTACAAGCCAAACCAAAGCATCGACACAATCGTCATGGCTACTGACTCCGAAGTTCGTGAGTTCCTCGAAGAGATTTGTGAAATTTCGATACCGATTGAAAATGATTTTTCGGTCTTCGAACATGCCAATGATTCCCCTAAAACGTGCCAATTTATCAGCACGGAATCCTTTGACTGGGTGCCAAATAAGGTTATAGAGACCTTCGTTATTCAGGCAGACCCGTTTAAAGTCAGCTTCCAGTGAAGCCTGGTACTGGACCGCTTCTGACCAGATATCACAAGTGGAGTATGTTGGGAAGTAGTTCCCATTGTCATCTCTGCCTAAAACTGACCAATCATTAAGTAGCTCTTTCATTGCATCGAGCTTTTCTAGGTTGCCCATTACCCGCAACCTACGGTAATCAATAATGTGGATACGATCTCCGATACGTCCGCCAAGTACCATGACGGTGTAATCGTTCTTTTCTTTAACGCCAGCGGACAGGTCAACCCCAATACCAAGGGCGTCAAATTCCGTTGAAATTTCGGCTTTAACAATTAGTTCTGGCGCCAGGGACAGCTCGTTCTGTCTGACGACTTGATTCATGTACTGGAAAGAAAAAGCAATTGGCGCCTGCCTTTTCTTTTCTTTTAAATAATCCAATGACCACATTTCTGGCCAATAGGATTGTTCGTCACCTGTTTTGGGATCTGTTTGAATTGCCGAGAGAACAATCTGAGTCCAGTTGTTTTGTTCGTTGAAAGTTGTGGAATGAATGTCATCGTGTCTAAACCGTGTTCCAAGGCAGATGGCACGGGCGCCTTCAAACATGGTGGGAGCAATCACCGCGTTCCAGTTGTCCTGCATCATTTTCCTGATGTCAGGGTTGGAAATGTCTGCCGCTGATTTAATGGCGTCATCAATCATCACCAGATGAGAACGCTTGGAGGTCACTGAACCTTTTAGACCAGCAGCACACAACGTGAATTGTTCGTCACCTGTGACATCAATGCCAGCAAATTTGTGATCAATGGACCAGTACTCATTACTGGTTACATTCTTTAAGAGGCGAACAGTAGGGAAAACTTCTTGGTATTTTTTACTTTCAATGATTCGTTTGATGGTTGCCGATTTAGAACGAGCAATATCAACCGTATAGGAGAGGTAAAGAATTTGCAGTGGCAGTTTTGCTTGTGCGTGGATGCCAATAGCCCAAGCAGTTAACAAGCCAAGCACCGTGCTTTTTGCTGATCCACGGGGAGCTAACAGGTCAATGTTGGGACCAGCAATTTTAATTAAACAGCTGCTGTCCTCGTTTGTAACAAAATGACGATGCCAATCTAAATGGTGTTTTGCTGGTTTCTTTTTCTCATCCATATACTCGCAAAAGTAGCCGAAGTCTTCGCGAGCTAATTCGATCTGCTCTAAATTTTTATGTGGTTTAACGTTGAATTTTTGAGCAGCTGCTTTGGCGTTGCGCCGATACGCAAGATGAACGTAAGAAGGCACAGCACTACTTCAAGGTATTCCTAATACTAACCTAAACGATTGAACATGCTGTCGAATGGCCCAGGATTTTGATTGCTCATTGGGGCAAAGTAATCCTCTGGTTCATAAGGTGAACTATATGGTTTCTGCCCCGTTTTCAAAAGGGTTTGAAACAAATCACTTGATTGGGTTTCCCAGCCTTCCTTGCGTGCCTGCCGTGCAGCAGCGTAAGCCTGCTCAAACTGTGAGTTCAGTTGAGAGCCTAATTGCGGTTTTTGTGGGGATGCGCCGCCCATTGTTATTTACCTTTTTGTTTTTGTTCTTGGTACTTACGCGCCTTATCTAATGCCGCCCGACGTTTTTCTTTATCGTTCATTTCCGAACCGTCTTGATTTTTTGCTTCTTTCTTTTTGAAATGGCTAAGAAGCTCAGGCGGCATTTTATCTTTAGCCATTGTCAGCGACGACCAATGGCCTTACGACCACGTTGAATCAGATCATTGAACTCAGGTGTACCAGGTTCTGGTGTGCGGGTTGTACGTCCTGGGCCAAACGCAACGCCTGAACGCGCAGGAATGTTTGCTGGACCTTGACCTGCGCCACCAAAGGCTGCCCCAAAAGCTTGAGCGCCGCGCTCTACTGCACCGCCGGGAGCAACGCTGGCAGTGGCACGAGCACGTTCTGCTTCCATCTGCGCCCGCATTTGCTGCTGCTGTTGTTCAGCCGCTTGGAAGTCCCGGTACATTTCTTCCCGGCGACCATTGCGATCACGTTCTGCAGTGATCTCACCACGGCGGAAAGTAGACTCCTCCATGCCTGGACGTAGGGGTACTTGAGGAGCTTCCCCTGGAAACATTGAAGCTGACCCAGGCCTGCGTTGAATTGGTTTGCCAGCGCCCATGATTAATCTTTTAGTTACTTAATATTTTAAAGGAATGAATTTACTCTTCGAGCTGCATTCTTGCCCAGACGCTCATCGAAGCTTCTTGCAGAGGACCTTCAATTGGGTCGTCTTTAAAAATAAACATTAACTCACGAATGGCCCTATCAGCACCAGCCATCAACAAACCTTTGCGATCTCTAGCAGAAGAGAATTGCTCAATTTGTTGGATTGCACCGCGCAATTCTTTTTGCATGGACGCCACGCGGGCAACACCTGCATCACGTTTGACAGTGCCTTGCTCAACAGCTTCCCTAAGCTTCCGAATATCTTCTTGCATCTCCTCGATCTCGTAAAGAAGAGTTTTACGATGATCAGGTTTTTTGTAGTGTTTATTAACCCAAAGATCACACGCAACAATACTCCCTGTATACCCAAGGAACCGGGAATACAGGAAGCACTCAATTACGGAGTTATTATCTTTGGCGAAAGAACAAAAAGATTCTTGAACAGAGGAGTCGAGATTGTCAACCCACTGGTCAAAAACCTCAATATCGATAAGCTCGTTGAGCCTGGCCGTAGTCTCGCTCTTCGTCCTTTTGCTTGAACTGCTGAGCTTGTTCGGCAGAGGTTCGTTGTTCAGAC